TCGTTCACTTCCCTCTCCCCCAAATAAAAAGGCCTGCGATTACCAGCAGGCCTGTTATTAGCTCAGTGATGTAGATGGTCATTGCTTCATCTCCCTTTCCATTTCATCAATGTCAACGTCATCAGGAAGATGGGAGCAATACGCCGCTATACCATGATGATTTATCTCATACCCTTTAAACGTTACCATCTGGCGCGTAATCTCAATTTCGTTCAGGAATCCGCCATCGCATAACTGCCTGGCTATTTTCGATTTGGTCTGGATTATTGGTAGTGCCTGTTCTTTCAAAGCGTATGATATTTGTGCATCCCATGCCTTTTCGAGAATGGCTAATTGTTTTTTATTCATCAGAATCCTCCTTTCTTCTTGGACTGCGGTTCCTCGCGTTCACGTCGGCGCATTTCAGCAGACTGTTGGTCTGTGTCATAAATAGCGCCATTTGCCTGAATGCAATACACCGTGCCGGTATTGCCATGACGATTGAGACGAAGGATTAGTTCGGTTTCACCAGGTGGAACACTGTCATCAAAAGCACCTTCACGATGGATCCCCACCCAATAATCGCAATCCTGTTCAATCTGCCCTGTATCTCGTGAGTCACTTGGTAGTGGGCGTTTATTGGTTCGGCTTTCCAGTGCGCGGTTAAGCTGCGTCAGAAGCACAACAACGCAATCAAGCTCTTTGGCAAGGTTCTTCAGTCCTTTGGTGATCATGCCGTAAGCAAGGTCGTTGCGATCGGCCTTCTCAGCGGTCATTAGTGTCAGGTAATCGACCAGAATCATGCCAACGCATCCTTTTTCTCGTTTGATTCGACGGCTTTCGCTGACGATTTGAGCCAGAGATAATCCCGGCGTGTCGTCGATGTAAAGCAGGTCGATTTCACTCAAGCGATTAGCTGTTTCGATCGCCCTGTTGAAGTCACCATCGTAATCACCCTGATAGCCGTCATCGGCGTCATTTGTCGCCGGAAGGTAAAAAATATTCGGGTTAACACCTGACTTCTGTCCTACCAGTTTTTCCAGTATCTGATCACCTGGCATTTCAAGGCTGAACATCAGAGCGGGCTTTTTCTCATGCACTGCGCAATTGATTGCCATCTGGCTGTATAGCGTCGTTTTCCCCATCTTAGGGCGAGCGCCAATGACAAACAGAGAGCCTTTCACCAGACCTTTCGGTGACAGCATCCTGTCCAGCGATGGGATCCCTGTGCTCATTCCTCGTTGTTCGCCTGACGGGTCAAATCGCTTCTCAAGGTCGCTAACCCAGTCTTCCATGACCTCGCCAAATGAGCGAAGGCCGCGACGCGATCCGGTTTTTGCATGGTCTGTCAGTTGCGTGAAAATCGCCTGAATAGCTTCGTACTTCTGCGTTGCAGTCATTCCGTTGCGGGAATAGAGCAATTCCGTCGCTTCAGTCATGCGGTTGATGGCGTAGCGTTCCATTGCGGTTTCACGAACCTGCATTGCATAGGCAACGATGTTTGCTGCGCTTGGCGTGTTCTTTGCGATCTCAGCGATATAAGCAAAACCGCCAACAGACGCCGTTAACGATTTACGCTCCAGTTCATCGAAAAGCGTCAGGCCATCTACTGGCTTTTGCTCCCGGTGCATTCTGGTTATTTCTTCGAAAATGATTTTGTGTGGTCGGCTGTAAAATGAATCAGGCTTCAGCATCGCCAGAACTTTCTGGACGCGCTCACTGCTGTCATCATCCAGAAGCAATCCACCAATCACCGCCTGCTCTGCCTCGATGCTATGGGGCGGCGCATAAAAATTATCGGTCATCGTGTTCACCCTCACGAACTTTCAGGTAGGTATTATCGTTAAGCAGGAAATCAAATCCCTTTTTGTGCCAGACGGTTCCGCGCTGATGGTTTGGGCGCTCTTCGAACATCCATCGGCAATTTTCGCCTACGTAGCTCAAATAATTTCTCCAGTCCTGCATCGTGAACCCATGCCCGTCAAGCTGGCGGGTTATCACTCCGGCTTTGCGCCAGAACGTTCGGATCTGGTTTTTACGCTTGTCATTCAGTGCGCGGATTTTTGGCGCTTCAGGAAGGATTTCGTGGTAAGCATCGACAACATCCTGACAGCTAACGGAAGGTTTTTTCTTGTCAGACTTTTTGTCTGCTGTGGCACTCTCTAATACGTCAGTATTAGAGATAATATTATTATATTCTTTATCTGTGGTAATTTGCTGGTAATCTGCTGGTACAGTATTGCTTGCAGGCATTGGTATTGCTGGCTTTGAGGTGGTAATTTGCTGGTAATCTGCTGGTACAAAATTTGACTGATAATCGTCATATTTCTCTACCGAGAAAACTGAGAATTTACCGTGTGAAACCCAGTCAATCATGCCGAGTTTTTTGAACTTTCTAAGCAGGTACTGAACGCGATCTGGTTTGAGTCCTGTTTCAAACGCCAGAGAGTTTCTACCGCCAAGTAGCTTCCCTCTGCCTACCAGAATTTCTCCTGCGTCAGTCATTACATACTCAGGCGTATGCTTTGCTTTGAGGATTAAGTGAACCCACAGATGCGCAGCTTCTGCGTCCTTGTAAAACGGCACATCCATAATTTTACGGTGCAGCAAGGCATACCCCTTACCGCTGCTTTGATGCGGTTGTTGTAGCCTTCTTGCCTCTCTGGCTTCGGCTAGATTAGATATGTTACTCATGACCTTTCTCCTTCTGCATCAGCTTCACTTTTTCCAACTCAGCCCGGAATCGACCAGGCTGCTTGAAGCTGGACAGGAAGCGATCACGTAGTATGTGTTTGTGAATTTTGTCCTGGTAAGGACTGAGTTGTTTTGTCATAATTACTCCTGTGGATTGATCCAGTAATTCCCTCAGAATTGCATATCAATTTGCTTAAAATCCTCGGTGGCGGCCGGGGATTTTTTCTTTGTGATTTCATCAAGCGCATACTTAAAAGCCCTGCTAATCGGACTGATGTCTGATGCCATTCCGAAAGCACACAAGACCGAAGCAATAAATCTCCAGTCCGTTCTGCTTATCTTCGATTCATGACAGCCAATCATCTTTGCCAGACCGCGCTGGGTAAGCGTTGACAGGTTGATGAGTAAATCAGTTTCAGCGCGATCAATTTCTCGCTGTGATAGTTTGCTGTAACTTGTTTGTTCCATTTATTAAGATTTCCAATAGTGAATAGCTAGTTGAAAGGTATGCGTGGAAACGCATATGGCCTTAGTTGGTCAGATATATTGGGACTCGCTTTGTCAGCGACGTAGGACGAATGTCCATTGTGAAAATAGCGGTGTTACTTATGCAGCCAGAAGGTTCTTTTTGCTTATTTCAAGCATTTCGCTTGCTTGATATTTGCCACCAGAAATCTCTTCGATTTTTGATGCGTATTTAGTTTTCCCAAAAAACTCAGTCTTAGGGAGGAAGCCGTTTTTGAGCCACTTATAGACAGCCCTTTCGCTAACTCCACAAGCCTTCGCAACTTCAGGGATGCCGACACCTTTAATCGGCTCATCAAGATTTTGCATAGGAATATCCTTTTTCGTACTTTCAGTACGTATTATGGTTGAACTGAAAGTTTTTGCAAGTGCTTTAGTATCGTACTCATGGTTCAGAATGAAAAAGTGCGCAAAGAATTCGCCCAGCGGCTAGCGCAAGCCTGTAAAGAAGCTGGTCTTGATGAACATGGTAGGGGAATGGCTATAGCCCGTGCCCTTTCTCTTTCGTCCAAAGGCGTTAGCAAATGGTTTAATGCTGAGTCTTTACCGCGTCAGGAAAAAATGAATGCGCTTGCGAAATTTCTAAACGTTGATGTTGTTTGGCTTCAGCACGGCACTTCGTTAAATGGAGCGAATGATGAAGATACTCTTTCATTTGTTGGCAAATTAAAAAAAGGGTTAGTGCGCGTGGTTGGTGAGGCAATTCTTGGTGTTGATGGTGCCATCGAGATGACCGAAGAGCGCGATGGGTGGCTCAAAATTTATAGCGATGATCCAGATGCCTTTGGTCTTCGTGTGAAAGGAGACAGCATGTGGCCCAGAATAAAATCAGGAGAATATGTACTCATTGAGCCTAACACCAAAGTATTCCCGGGTGATGAGGTGTTTGTCAGAACCGTTGAAGGACACAACATGATTAAGGTTCTTGGCTATGACAGAGATGGAGAATACCAATTTACAAGCATTAACCAGGATCACAGGCCTATAACGTTGCCTTATCATCAAGTAGCAAAGGTGGAGTATGTAGCTGGTATTCTGAAGCAATCTCGCCATCTGGATGACATCGAGGCAAGGGAGTGGCTGAAAAGTTCGTGACTTCATCGTCACATAGCTGGTAACCAGTGGCCTGAAGAGACGTTTGGGTAAGGAGGATAGATGGCGTTCAATGACCTTGAATATCAAGCAGTAAAAAAAGAAGTTCACCAATTCATTGAAAGCATAAGGCCGCCTGAACATATCCGCAATGAACTGGATATTGTTTATAGCATCAATGACCAAACGATAGATATCGGCGAACAGCGCCCCGTGTGGCAGGGCAATCCAGGTGAAACAAACATCCTGCCATCAGCAAGAATCAAGTACATACGTTCTCTGGATAGATGGAAAATCTATTGGATGCGGAAGGATATGAAATGGCATCAGTACAGTACTGAACTTTCGCTGACTGATGCGCTTGAGCTTGTGCGTGCTGACCCGGATTGCTGCTTCTTCGGATGAGTGAAGAGACATTTGGGTGATGGATGGTCGCAGAAGTGCGGCTTTTAATGTAATCGAAGAAAAGTAATCCTTGTAAAACTTGATTTGACTGTATTGTCACAAAGAAAGGAATCAACGATCGTTTCTTGGGTCTTGATTTGTTTTGACGATCAAATTAGTATTGCCTCATCAACTGTATGAGGCTTTTTTATGCAAACCAAAAGCTACACCATCAAAGCATTTCAGGACTTCTTACAGATGCTTCCTGAGCTTGGTATCGTCAATGATGCTACAGCCCGCAATCTCCGTGACTCTTCCCTGCGCCTTCTTACTGTTCTTGGGTCGGATTTCACCGATGCCGATATCCGTGATTATAGCGTTGCCAACTTAGCAAGTTCGTACGCAGACTCAGCAGAAAGCAAACCCTCTGAATCATCTTTGCAGGCATACAAAAGCCGGATGCAAAGTGCTATTGATAAATTTATCTCCTACCAGAATGGTGAGATTAATGTGTCAGTTGGTGATGTAAATAAAAAAAAGGAGCGTAAAAAGATGGCACCTAAGAAGAAGGCGGTAGCTGACGTACAGGTTGGTGTAAAAACATTTGAACTGCCGATTCCATTGCGCGGAGATCTTATCGTCACCATTGGCAACCTGCCTCGCGACCTGACAAAAGATGAAGCCAAGCGTATCAGTCTGATTGTGGAATCTTTTGCGATGATTGATGGCGGAACAAAAGAATAAAGCCCCGAGGGAACGGGGCTTTTTGGGTCGGAAATATATCCAGTATTTCCGAAGTGTATGGAGGATTACCTACCGCTACACCCTTGGCAACCGCAAGCCAAGGATAGCGGTTCTCCCAACAAACTACAACCTGTTCGGGTAAACAGGCTGTATACAAAAACAGGAGAAAAGCTATGGCTCACGATGTTAATCGCGATGACTTCATCTACGAACACGACAAGCCGGTTTATGTGCGCAGTTACTGCCGCATACGTTTCGGTGAGCTCGAACATGTTCGTCAGCACTTCCGCTCTTATCCGAGCTGCTGAAAATAACTAAATCTCAAACCCGGCCTCAGCGCCGGGTTTTCTTTGCCTCACGTTCGCCCACCTAAAAAACATAACCAATTGTATTTATTGATGTAACTCGCTAAACCATGCAGTTATGATCCCTGCCGCATAACCTTCATCAGCCACATTTTCAAAAATAAATTTCCTTATATATCAGAATCATACTTCGTAGAGTTAATAAATCACCAAAATTCGTACCAATAGTTCTTGATAATGTCGAACTATTGGTTCATTATTATCGTCGTCAGCAGGACGCATTACTCACCAGGGCGGTGAATATACAACGATTCGAATATGAATCTACGGCGCTGACAAAGCGCAATAACCAAAGTGAACTTTGGGGTGTGGTGAAGGGTTCATGGACGGGAATATGTCGCACGTAAAGCGGCGAGGCCTGCGGGACTATTGCCGAATTGAAGTAGGCCGAAACAGGTCGAAATGGGTCTCCCACCTACCACACCACCAAAGTTCATCAGGAGGTCTATATGACACGCAGAACTCAGTTCAAAGGCAATTCACGTTCTCGTCGTCGTGAGCGTTTAAAGGCAAAGGCATTAGCTAACGGCGTACTGGCCCGCGAAGAAGCAATAAGTTCAGAAGTATTACACCGCCCTACTCTAAGCAGAGCGCAGATTCAGGCTAAAGGTACTCACGAAACGCCTGAGCGCATAGAAGACGCTAAGCCAATTAAGTTCATGGCACAGGACGTGATCTGGCAACAGAAAGAATACAGACGCAATCTGGAGCGAGCGGCCATTGTGTACGCGAATGAGTTTGGACATAAGCAACCAGAAACTGGTGTATGTCTTCCAAACGTAGCCATTTACGCGGCAGGCTACCGGAAATCAAAACAACTGACGGCGAGGTGACTTGTGTTGGTCGCCAGAAAATGAAATTAGGCAGCAAACCACTTATTTGAGGTGAGATATGACAAAATCATGGAGCGTACCTTTTCCTGAATCAGAAACTGAACATGATGGAATGCCTGTTTTCTGGAGATTCCAGGCGACAGTTGAAGAAGATGGGATAAAAATATTCGCACTTCAATATATAGCTTTTCATCAGACAGAGCATTATGCATGGTTGGTTCCTGCGCATTGGATTGTTAATTTTAAACCAGCACCAAATCAGTGGTTACAGGAATGGAAACAAAGGAGAAATAGATATGCAATTAAGAAAGTAGCAAAAAATGCAGAAAGATCTTTTGCATTCCCAACGAAGAAACTTGCCATTGAAAGTTTATTGCGCCGGAAGAAATACCATTTAATGAGAATCAAACAAGATTTGGCTGTTGTATCAACTCTTGTTGATGGTATGAAGAATATTGATACATCAACACCAGATATTGAATATAACTTTGGACACAACCAAGAAACAGAAAATTGGGTATTTTATTAGTACGAATAAGCACTGTGTATTCATTCCAACGAGTGAATACACGGAGCAATGTCGCTCGTAACTAAACAGGAGCCGACTTGTTCTGATTATTGGAAATCTTCTTTGCCCTCCAGTGTGAGGGCAATTTTTTTGACGGAGGATATATGAAATTACGTGTCTGGCATATCCCGCAAGTACCTATGAAGCCGTTCATTGTAGAAGTGGCAAGTGTTGAAGAGGGTGTTCGTCTGATGGACGCACTGGCTGATTATGACGCCTTTCAGTATGACAACAACATCAAGCCTGATTACTGCAATGCTAACGGCCTTGAGATGTGGGATGAGAGCCTTACCGATGAAGATTTATCAGAGATGGGGCTTACTGATCGCTGGGTGGATTGGTACAGCGAATGCCAATGTTACGACGACCCACGTAAATATCTCGAAAGCCTGAAAGAAGAAACATCAGCCGCCTAAGCGCGGCTTTACCGCATACCAATAACGCTTCACTCGAGGCGTTTTTCGTTATGTATAAATAAGGAGCACACCATGCAATATGCCATTGCAGGGTGGCCTGTTGCTGGCTGCCCTTCCGAATCTTTACTTGAACGAATTACCCGTAAATTACGTGACGGATGGAAACGCCTTATCGACATACTTAATCAGCCAGGAGTCCCGAAAAATGGATCAAACAATTATGGCTATCCAGACTAAATTCACTATCGCCACTTTTATTGGCGATGAAAAGATGTTTCGTGAAGCCGTCGACGCTTATAAAAAATGGATATTAATGCTGAAACTGAGATCAAGCAAAAGCATTCACTAACCCCATTTCCTGTTTTCCTAATCAGCCTGGCATTTCGCGGGCGATATTTTCACAGCCATTTTCAGGAGTTCAGCCATGAACGCTTATTACATTCAGGATCGTCTTGAGGCTCAGAGCTGGGCGCGTCACTACCAGCAGATCGCCCGTGAAGAGAAAGAGGCAGAACTGGCAGACGACATGGAAAAAGGCCTGCCCCAGCACCTGTTTGAATCGCTATGCATCGATCATTTGCAACGCCACGGGGCCAGCAAAAAAGCCATTACCCGTGCGTTTGATGACGATGTTGAGTTTCAGGAGCGCATGGCAGAACACATCCGGTACATGGTTGAAACCATTGCTCACCATCAGGTTGATATTGATTCAGAGGTATAAAACGGATGAGTACAGCACTCGCAACGCTGGCTGGGAAGCTGGCTGAACGTGTCGGCATGGATTCTGTCGACCCACAGGAACTGATCACCACTCTTCGCCAGACGGCATTTAAAGGCGATGCCAGCGATGCGCAGTTCATCGCATTGTTGATCGTCGCCAACCAGTACGGCCTTAATCCGTGGACGAAAGAAATTTACGC